ATATTCAGGATATAGCGGCATCTCAGGATATTCAGGATATTCAGGTATAAGTGGTTATTCAGGATATTCTGGTTACTCTGGTATCTCAGGTTATTCTGGAACATCTGGATATTCTGGCTATAGTGGCTTAGGGTTGTCTGGTTACTCAGGCTACTCTGGTATTGCTGGCTCATCCATATTGGGAACAAACAATACTTTTACTGGTAATAACACTTTTAGTAATTCAACAGTATCAAATTGGGTTGTTCAAACAAATGGCGGTTCTTTAGGTGGAACTGCTGGTAATCAAGTATTGTTACATCAATATCAATCTTCTGATGCCAATGCAAATTATTTACAAATTACAGAAACAAGAACATCAGCTGGAACTTCTTGGACAACCGCTGGAACAAGATTACAAGAAAAAATAGATGCTACTTGGATGGCATTTATCCAATTTAATGGAACAAATACCAATGGTGGTATAACTTTTGGTACTGGTACATCAGCTACAAGTGCAACAAGTATTTCAGATAGATTATATTTAGATAGTTCTGGAAATTTATATCCAGCAACAAATAATAGCTATACATTAGGATCGTCTTCAAATTATTGGTCTAATGTTTATGCTACTACTTATAATGGTGCTGGCACAGGCTTAACTGGTACTGCATCATCTTTGTCTATTGGCGGTAATGCGGCAACAGCTACTACTGCTACAAACCAATCAGGTGGTACAGTATCAGCTACAACAATTACTGCAACTGGTGGTATTACTGCGTCAACAGCGCCATTTTTCTTAAATGGTCAAACAGTAGCATCTAACTTTACTGTACCATCCGGCTCTAACGCCATGACCGTCGGTAAGGTTACTATTAACACTGGCGTAGTAGTAACAGTTTCAACAGGTTCTCGTTGGGTTGTGGTATAATTTAGGCCGTTATTTAGCTTTTTTGCGTATTAGTAGTTGTAGGACAACCCAATTTAAGTTCGTACGAACTTTATAGGAAAATATGAAATACAGTGTCATAATACCGACATACAATAATTGTGAAAAGTACTTAAAACCGTGTGTAGACTCGATTATTAAGCACTCCAACCTAGACGACGTCGAGCTGATTATCTCAGCCAACGGGTGTACAGACAATACTAGACAGTATTTAGACTATCTAGTAACAGCGGTACCGAATATTTACGTTTCTTGGAGTAACGCACCTTTAGGGTTTGCAAAAGCAACAAACAACGGTATCCGTATGGCTAAAGGCGACAAGATTGTATTGCTGAACAATGACACAGTCATCCTTGACGGAAGTTGGTTAGAAAAATTAGACACGGGTGACATCAGTGCGGTGTGGACACAGTATTCACCAATTACGCAACGCCGTTTTGCAGTTTTTTTCTGCGTAATGATTGATCCAAAAGTGTTTCAAACCATTGGTTTTCTCAACGAAGATTATGATACTGGCGGTTGCGAAGACATTGAGTTCTGCTTAAAAGCAGAAAATGCTGGATTTAAAATCACTGCTAACTGGGACGACGGTTCGTTTCCAATCTACCACAAGGCAGAAGGCACGGTACACGATACCAGCTTAGTACAAAATTGGGATAATATCTTTTTGCTAAATGAGCTTAAGTTAGCAAAGAAATATAATCCCGAGTGGTATAAGTGGCGCTTGTCAAACAATTACGAGCGGGCTGTGTTTTTAAATGGTGATCCAGTCTTCCCACGCGAGACACAACGCTATGAGTGGGCAGCAAAAAATGTTCTACCTGGATCGGTGCTTGAGATTGGGTGTTCCACTGGTTACGGATACCAGTTCTTAGACCAAAGTGTTCCGTATTTAGGTTTGGATTATGATCCGATCATTGTTGATGTAGCAAAAGAGCAGCAGTGGTCTGATAATGCGACGTTTTACCAAGCTGATATCAACACTTTTGAGCTTGGACGTTACACCAACATTATTGCGTTTGAAGTAATTGAGCACCTTGACAATGGTTTAGAAATTGTAGAAAAGCTCAAACAACATTGCAAGCGCTTGTTGATTACAGTGCCACACAATGAGCCAAAGGGTTTTTGGGGTGAACATCACAAACTGCATGGTTTGACAGAAAAGGATTTCCCTAGCTTTACGTTTGCATATATCAGCCACAACGGCGATATATCAGACACCATGGTCCCAGTATCAGATAGCAACCCTAGCAACTTGATGATATGCTGGTGGGATAATGAGTAAGGTACTATGCTCCGTGGCAACACGGGGGCGGTATTTTACAACACTGCCGCTAGTATTAAACGCCATTATTAATCAAACAAAGCCAGTAGATAAGCTAGTTATCTTTGATGATAATGACGAGCCGCAAGACATGCGCAAAGAGTTGGTTTATCAATACTTTTTTGAGATGTTAAAGCACAAAGGTATTGAATGGGAGTGGAGGTTTGCTACTAAGCGTGGCCAGCATTATATCCACCAAGACGCAAACATTATGGGTTACGAATGGGTTTGGCGCGTTGACGATGATGCAATCCCAGAACCAAACGTTTTAGAAACGCTTTACAGCCACGTAGGCGATGATATTGGTGCAGTAGGTGGGTCGGTATTAACTCCACCGTATATGCCCGATACAAGGGCTGTAACAGGCCTTGTTGACCATATTGATAATGAGCCAAACATCCAATGGGGTGTGATATACGAGGAAAAGCAAGTTGAGCATTTACATTGTACTTTTCTTTACCGCGCTGGTATTGTTGATTACAATTTGGGATTGTCTCGCGTCGCACACAGGGAAGAAACACTATTCACTTACGGCTTACATCAAAAAGGTTATAGGATTTTAGTAGTACCAAACGCAATAACTTGGCACATGAAGAACCCCCAAGGCGGGATTCGTAGCGAAACAAAAAAAGAGATGTATGAACATGATGAGCAAATTTTCAGAAATATTTTGCAATATCGTGATAAGACCATTGTGGTACTTAATTGCGGCCTCGGCGACCATATTGTATTTAACCATGTTCTGCCTTCAATACATCGCCCTGAAGTTTTTACATGCTACCCTGAGGTGGTTCCCGGCAGATCGATAGCCGAAGCAATACAGTTATTTGGTGACATTGACCATTGGAACGTCTATAAAAAGATGGATCAGTGGAAATGGAAGGGCAATTTAGAAGGTGCGTATAGGAAGCTGTACTTATGATTATTATAGCTCCCTATGCTCAAAAGTTACGAACCGGTAAACAAAACCCAAAGAACTACCCGTATTGGGAAACGTTGATTGAAATGATCAAAGAACCAATTATTCAGGTTGGTGTTGCCGGAGAAAAACAGTTAGTACCAGACTTTAGGACTAACTTACCAATCCCAGAATTACGTAAATTGATTCGGGAGTGCAGAACTTGGATTGGAGTAGATAGCTTTTTTCAACATCTTGCGTGGGATGAGGGTAAAAAAGGTATTGTGTTGTGGGGGCCGTCCGATCCATTGATCTTTGGACACCCAGAAAATATTAATCTACTAAAAGATAGATCGCATTTAGTAGAAAACCAATTTATGTGGTGGGAGGCTACCGAACACCTAAATGAGCGATTCGTAAAACCAAAAGAAATAATAGATCGTTTAAAGGAATAAAACATGGCCCAATCCGGCTACACACCGATTCAGTTATATCACAGCACTACGCCAGGTAACGCGCCAACTGCTGCGCAACTGGTTAGTGGTGAGCTTGCCCTAAATGCTGCCGATGGTAGATTATACTATCTTAGCACATCTGGTACAGTAAGCTCTTTTGTCGGTGGCGGCGGTCCATCTGGCTACAGCGGCTTTAGTGGCTTTAGTGGCTTTAGTGGTTATAGCGGTTCTGGTGTATCTGGTTACAGTGGCGTATCTGGCTTTAGTGGTTATAGTGGAATTAGCGGGGCCAGTGGCACATCTGGTTATAGTGGTATTTCTGGATTTAGCGGCATTAGTGGATATAGTGGTTCCGGTATTTCTGGATATTCTGGATACAGTGGTTTGGGCTTATCTGGTTACAGTGGATACTCTGGCTACAGCAGCTTTTCGGGTTACAGTGGTATTTCTGGATATTCTGGTATTTCTGGGCGTTCTGGTTATAGCGGATCTGGTGTATCGGGTTTTTCCGGCTTCTCTGGCTATAGCGGCCTATCTGGCTACAGTGGCTTTAACGGTTCAACCGGCCCGATTGGTAACTCAGGATACAGCGGATACAGCGGCATCTCCGGCTATAGCGGAACTAATGGCGCATCTGGATTTAGTGGCGCATCTGGCACTTCCGGTTACTCTGGTTCCGGTATTTCTGGTTTTAGTGGCTTTAGTGGCTACTCTGGCGCAACATCTTACACAGCAACCAACTTATCTGGCGGTTATGTAAACGCAACCAGCATTACTTACAGCACAACATTAACTGGCGGTAATGGTGTTATTAACATTGGCTCTGGCCAAATTTATAAAGACGCTAGCGGTAACGTATCTATTGGGTATGCTGGTGGTATTGCCCCATTGTATATTCGTGGCGGCAATTCGAACAATCTATTAGTAGATAATGCTGGTCAACAATTCACAACCATTTCGTTGTATAATAATGGAACCGAAAAAGGCCAGTGGTATTGGGATCAAACTAACACATTATTAGTCTTTGGTACT